GACGACTATCAGGAATCGAGACTGACTCTCTGTCCGGCCGCGGATCCGTATGCCACCTCGAGCGGGGAAGCGGAGAAGAAAGCCGAGAAGCTTCTGGCGATGGCGTACAAGGTTCAGGGCATCAACAAGTTCCAGGCGACGCGGGCGTACCTGAAGGCTGCGCGGTTCCAGAACGTGGAGCAGATATGTCCTCAGCCGATGGCGCCGGGGCCGGATGGACAACCCAAACCCGCGCCGGACTTCCCGCCGCCGCCGAACCCGAAGGTCATGCACGAACAACTGGAGCAGCAGCGGTTCAAGCTGGAGCAGCAGGACTTCGAGCTCAAGAAGCAGGAGACCATGATCAACCTGAAGAAGGAAGTGCAGGAGTCTCAGGCGAAGATCATGGAGTTGTACGCCAAGGCACAGAAGCTTCTGGCGGAAGCAAAGGGTGTGGAGACTGGACACCAGATCGCATTGATCGATGCCCAGATCGCTGCGGAGAAGAACCACAGCGACAAACTCATGAAGATTCTCGACATGATGCAGAAAGGAATGAAGGATGCCTCAACTCAAGGGGAGTCTGCTCCGGGACTGGCAGCGGGCGGCGGGAACGCAACTGTTCCTGGCGGACCTCAAGGAAATGGAGCAGGAACACAAGGACAAGTGGGCGCAACGGGGTTATGAGAAGTCAGATGCTCACGAATGGGTCGTCGCAAATTCGATGGTCCTCGGTGGCATGGCAATGCTCGACCACATCATAGGTTTTTTGGAGAACACGAATGAACCAACTGAATCAGTCGGGACTGACGCCGACGGCGGACAAGATACTGGTGAAGCTTCGTAAAGTCGAAGAAAAGGTCGGCTCCATCATCGTTTCCCATGCCACCGTCGATAAGGAACAGATTGCCCAGCAGATCGGCGTTCTCGTTGACTACGGCCATCTCGCCGCGGAAGCCCCGGAACTGGAAGGGATCGAACTGGGAGACACCATTCTCTTCCACCGCTACTCCGGGATGCACTTCCCCATCGACGGCGAGAGTTACTGGCTGATGAAAGCAAGCCAATGCTGTGGAAAATGCACCAAGCTTCCCGATTTCGTATTGGGATCCACCTCGACCTCGTTCGCGGAATTCGGGGCCAATGTGCCGAAGGCGGCATAAAGGGTTGCGTTGTAAAACCATTGTGGTTATAAGGCGGGAATATGAATCAGCAAGTCAGACAGGAAACGCCCGGAAATGAGGCCGGCGGCACGACTCTGGAAGACATCCTTCCGGGGTTGCCCGATCCATCCGACCTCGAAGTCGACCCGGACATCGCGGCGATCGACACCTCGGGTCATGAAGACCTCGCTGACGCCGATGCGGCTGCAGACGAACCGAAGGTCGCACCCGTCGCCAATCCGAAGGAAGAGGACGATGCACGGCAGTATGGCTGGGTCGACAAGGCGGCATGGGTAGCTTCCGGAAAGCCGGAGAAGCAATGGCGCTCGGCGACAGAGTTCAACGAGTTCCGGGCGCAAGCCACCCCGATCCTCGCCAAGGAGAACAAGCAACTGCGCGAACGCCTCGAGCGGCTCGAGCGCGACCAGGAAGTAAGGGCGCAAGTCGAAGCCGATGCAAGACGCAACATCCAGAAGGAATCCCTCACGCTCAAGCTTCGGCAAGCGCGGGAAGAGAACGACTGGGATGCGGCCGACAAGATCGCGGAGGAACTGCTTGACATCCGTATTGAAGAAAAGGCGCGTCCCAAGCCCGAACAAGCTGCGAACCCCAAGGCCGCGGAGGAGTTCCAGTCTTTTCTTGGTTCCAACACCATCTACAAGACGGACGAGAGTCTGCAGGAAGCCCTCGCCGTCGAGGTTCGCTCATTGATCCAGGTCCGCGGCACGAACGACCCCGCGGGCGTTCTCGCCAAGGCCAACGAAAGGGTGCGCAGGATGTATCCGGAGAAGTTTGCGAAGCCGAACCATTCCATGGCGGACGGCGACGGCGGTGGTGGTGGTGGTGATTCGGCGCCCACGCTCGGCTGGGGTGACTTGAAGCCCGACGTTCGCCGGCAGTACGAGAATATGCTTGGTGGCGGCGTCACCAAGGAAGGACTGCTGAAGCGTCTGCGCCAGTACCCCAATGTCTATTTCGGCCGGAGATAACCCATGAAGGATTATCTTGAAGAGGGTGCGCAGGAAATACGGAAGCGTTCCGACAAGAAGCAGACGAGACTGAACGCGGAAAGAGAAGGCAGAGAAATTTCCTCACGCGCAAGGGTCAGTACTGCGATGAAGAATGCCATCCACAAGAAGTCGGAAACCAAGATCACCTCGAGGTAATCATGCGCGGACCCTCACCCTACAAAGGTCACCCCAAGTCGGAGTGGCCGAAGATCAAGGCGGAACTCGATGCGAAACGTGCTGAAGCGGGCCATGCTGCTCCTCCTCCGGATGTGCGCGAACCTGCTCCTGCAATGGAGTCGGAACGTGGCGTCATTCCTCCGAACCTTTTCTCCGGCGACCAGAAGCAACTCGAGGTATTAGGACTCGACGGCACGCCGCAGGACCCGATACCGGGATTCAAACTGTACTGGTTCAACGATGTGGATATCCGCATCAGCAAGGCACAGCGTAGTGGATATGTATTTGTCGAGCGAGATGAAGTTCTCCTGAGTGAAGGACTTGTTTCAGGTGATGATGTAGCGGGAAATCATGTGCGGAAACTGGTGGAGTCGAAGGGCGAAAAGCCCGTCTACGCCTACCTCATGAAGAAGCCGATGTGGATTGTCGAGGCTCACGACCTTGAATACAGCAAGGTGAACGACCGCGTGGAGGACATGGTCCGGCGCGGACAGTTGAGCAAGAATCCGCAAGAGGTGCGGCAGTACGTGAATGATGGACGAGCTCCGTCCAACCTTCCGCAGAATCTCACCGAAACCAAGTCGTATACTTCTCGTTAGGAGACCTAAATGGCACAAGTTGCAAAACCATTTGGCTTCGCTCCTGTTCGCACTCTCGACGCCAATATGCTGAACCAACAGGCGACTCGGTACTACATTCCGAGTTCCGACGGTTCCGCCTTCTACATTGGCGACATGGTCAAGGTTTCCGCCGGCACCGGCGCGGATCTGGCCGGCGTGCCGCAGGTTGTGAAGTCAGCGGGTACGGACACGGGTCGGGGCATCATCGTCGGCGTCGAAGTCGCCAACGTGAATGCACCATCGCTCGCGGGCGCGTCCCTGCTGCTGGAAAACGTCGCCATCCCGGCGTCGAAGGGCAAGGACTACTACGTCTACGTCATCGATGATCCGGGTGTCCTGTTCCAGATTCAGGATGACGGCATCACCACGGCCAATCTTGTCGCGGCAAACGCGAACAAGAACTTCAGCGTCACCGTCACCGCGGGTGCGACTCTCCAGTCGGCCTCGGGCTCGGTCATGCTGTCGTCGTCGCTCAACACGACACAGGCCCTCAACTGGCGGGCGATCGGTCTGTACCAAGGACTGAACAACGGCCAAGCAAATGCGTTCGGTGCTTTCGCCCTCTGGTTGTGCAAGTGGAATCAGCACGACCTGAACGGCAACACCGTCGGCGTCTAACTCGGGAGATAAATCATGGCTGGTGGCGTAATCACTACTGGTTCCCTCCCGAAACTGCTGTGGCCTGGGCTGCAGGAGATTTTCGGCGTCGGATACAAGAAGCACGACAAGACGTACCCCCTTCTCTTCAACACGGTCAAGTCGGACAAGAAGTACGAAGAGTATGTCGGGGTCACGGGTTTCGATCCGGGCGCGATCAAGCCGGAAGGGACCTCCATCTCGTACTCGTCGCAGCAGCAGGGGTTCGTTACCCGGCTGACGAACGTCACGTATGGCCTCGGCTACATCGTGACCTACGAGGAAATCAAGGATCTCCAGTACCCGAAGATCACGCAGTCGCGGACGAACTCGCTCGCTTTCAGCATGATCCAGGCGAAGGAAATCAACCTGCACGCCTTCTACAATCGGTCGTCAACGGCCGGTTACGTGGGTGGCGACGGCGTAACGCTCGCCTCGACGGCGCACCCGAACGTTTCGGGCGGCACCTATGCGAACACGCCGACGGTAGCGGCTGACCTGTCCGAAGCATCGCTGGAAGATGGCCTCATCGCCATCCGCGGGTTCCAGGATGACAAGGGCCTGTTCATCAACTGCCGTGCGCGGTCCCTGATCGTTCCGCGTCAGGAGTTCTACAACGCGATCCGCATCACCAAGAGCGTGTACCAGCCGGGAACGAGCAACAACGACATCAACGCCCACAAGGCGGTCGGCGCGATTCCGGAAGGCGTCATCGAGTCGGTCTACCTGACGGCTCCGCATACGTGGTTCCTCCGCACGGATGCAGGTGGCGACGGTCACGGCATGATCTTCCAGGAGCGCGAAGCTGTCCGGTTCTTCTCCGACAACGACTTTGACACGTTCAACTTCAAGGCCGGTGCGATGGAGCGGTACACGGGCGGGTGGGACGACCCGCGTGGCCTGTGGATCAACCCTGGTCCGTAACAGAACTTCCCGGCCCCTTCGGGGGTCGGGGACCAAGGAGGCAGCATGAAATCGAAGGGCGGTAGCGGGCATCATTCCAAGTTCAAGGGTCGCAAGGCCGGGAATTTGGGTCATGTCGGCATGGCAGGGAAGTCGAAACACGCCGCGGGACCGCTGGCATCGTCCAGCAAGAAGCGGCGCTCGCGCAAGGCCGAGTTCGGTTAACCCAAGGAGATCGTGATGGCGAAAGCGAAAAAGAAGGTCGCAAAGTCGCGTGGCGCGACCGGCAAGCCGGCGTTCAAGGGTGCGAAGGTCAAGACCAAGCAGCGCAAGTACGTGGCGGCTTGATCATGCCCGTCAACAACCAACGGCGCGATTACGGCGAGACCCTGCAGAAGAAGGCAGCGGAGAAGCCGATCGAGAAGCAGACTCTTCCCCCGATCTACGGGAATCTGAAGAGCAAGCAGAAGCAACCGTAACCAACGTAATCTCTGCGAAGCCCTCGCTGTCGGAGGGAGCCCAAGTGGAGTCAAGGAGATAAGCAATGCCAGCAGGTATCAGCCCCGGCCGCTTCTCGAGCGGCGTTTCGACTGCGCGGAAGGCTCTGGATCTGTACGGGTATCTCCCCGTGCCGTTCCCGTTCATGACCAACCAGTATTTCGATGACTTCAACACGTACACCGCGGGACAATGGACCGTCGCGCCGGCTACCGGCACCTCGGCTCTGACCGCGGGTCTGGGCGGCAACCTAACGCTGACGACCGGTGCGGTTTCCGGCAACGGCCAAGGGAACGCTCTGAATCCGGTGTCCTTCGCCTTCACGCCGGGATACCAGACCTGGTTTGAGATCCTCTTCACCTGTGCCAACGGCAACATCCCGAACTTCGTGGTGGGCCTGACGGCAGGTGGTGCGGCTGCTCCGACCTCGGGGGTGTACTTCACCAAGGCCACCGCGTCGAGGAACATCTCGGCGCTCATCAACAAGGCCGCGTCCATCACCACGATCAGCAATATGCCCGCCCTGCAGGGGGCTTCGCTGGATGCCACCGCCCTGTCGCTCGGCTTCTACTACGACGGGAAAGCCACGCCGACCCTGTACTTCTACTCATCGGCCGGTCTCGTCAGCAACACTTCGGCAAGCCCGACGCCGACGGCATTCGGAGCTCCCCCGATCTATGGTGGCGCGATCGTCGGCTCGGCTTCGGCGGATCCGGCCAACCCGAATCCGCTGACCAACCTTCCGACCGTCAACCTGCAGCCGTCGTTCTTCGTTCAGACGAATGCAGCGTCGACCACGACGATGGTGGTGGACCGCATTGCGGCCGTGTGCGAAATCAACCGGTTCTAAAATGCACATTGATCTGGAAAATGGGCGACTGGATGTTGACATCACCCATGACGGGGCGAGGAACGCCACCTTCGACATCGTCGGAGAAACCACGGCCGACCTCGACCCCATCCGGATCATCGACATCAAGGAACTGGTGCACGAAGCGGGTTACAAAATCACCCGTCTGCGACTCGACTGGGTACAATACTATGTAGGCGAGGGACTTTCCGCAGAACTGCTGTGGGAAGGCGAGGATGATGTCCACAAGCACATCCTCACTCTGAGCGGCAAAGGACGTTCAGAGCATGAAAAGATGGGCGGGAAGCAGAACAATTCCGTGAAGCCCACCGGAAACATCATGCTGGCAATATCAGGTTCCGACGGCAAGCGAAGGACATTCTCGATCGAGGTCGAGGCCGTTAAACAATTCACCTGAGGTTGGCATGAAACAGTCCAGAGTCGTTATTCCGGCAGGACAGACGAAAGTCCTGATGCCGGACTACTTCAACACGGTCATGACGATCCAGATCACCATCATCGGTGGCTCGAGCGTGGCCGTGACCGGAACCGCGGAAGACCCGAATGATCCGTCGTACACCGCGACCTACGTTGCGTTGCCGGCGCCGCTCAATGCGGCCATCGTGGCGAACGGCATCTTCCCGATCTCGCTTGCCCAGTACCGCGGGCTGAAGTTCGTGGTCACGGGCGGAACCTCGGCGGCGGTTACGATCCTGCAGGGGTCCGGTGACGGAATGGTCGGCTGATCATGGGCCGCGCCGATTACTTCTCGGCGGGCAATTGGAACGTCGTCTGCGACCAATGCGGAGAGAAGTTCAAGTCTTTCCAGCTTAGGAAGCAATGGGACGGTCTGATGGTCTGCAAGCGGTGCTGGGAGCCCCGGCATCCGCAGGACCTCATTCGCCCCATCAAGGACGATCCCGGTGTGCCGTGGTCGCGTCCGGATCCGCCGCCCATCTTCGTTGACCCGTTCCCCAGCAAGTATCCGGGGATGCTCGGGTCGACCACACTAGACGGAGACATGGTTGGCTAATGTCCAGTTCGCCAATGCAGTAGCCGGAACGCTCACGGCCTCGATGTCGTCGGTGCAGACCACGATGTCGGTGGCGCTCGCCCCGTTCTCGCAGAATTTCCCGTCGGTCTCGAATCCGACGTACTTCTACGCGACCCTGGTCGACCAGTACAGCTACGCCAACGGCATCAACCCGCCGCAGTCGCGCGAGATCGTCAAGGTCACGCTCTACACCGGCTCGGGGGCGATGACCATCACGCGGGCGCAGGAAGGGACGACGGGAGTCGCGTGGGCGCCGGGAGATCGGGTTGAGCTCCGTCTGACCGCGCAGGGGATTGTCGACTCCATTGGCTCCGGTACGGCTCCGGCGGCGGCGACGTATGTCACGATCAACAACGAGACAGGTACGCTTGCCAACTCGAGCCGTATCGCGGCCGGGAATGGGATCACACAGGCAAATGCGGCCAATGTCCTGACGACGAGCCTCACGCCAATGGCTGCGGCCGGCGTTCTTGGCGCCACGGCGCCGGGAGCGGTAGCGCAACTCACGCCCGCGCAGACCGCGACCATGATCGGGGCTTTGACCACCGCGGGCGGGGTGGCGAATCTCCTGACCGGCCTGGATGCAGCGAAGCCCGCCTTCGGGACGCTCAACCGGTACTACCTCGCCACCGACACCGCGGTCCTCTACCGGGACACGGGTGCAGCATGGGTCATTTACGAACCCGCGCACACGGGCGATGTGACGAACGGCGTAGGCAGTCTTGCCTCGACCATCGCCAACTCTGCCGTGACCAACGCCAAGATGGCGAACATGGCGGGGAACACGATCAAGGGCAACAACACGGGTGGCTCCGCGGCGCCGCAGGACCTGACGGTCGGGCAAGTCTCGGCAATGCTTGGGATCACCGCCAGTACCTCGCTCAACACTCCGTACAACGCCGTCATCAATGGCGGGATGGTGGTAAACCAGCGCGGGGCGACGGTGGCTCTCTCGACCGCGGCCCAGTACGTGATCGACAAGTGGACCATGTGGTTCTCGTCCGGCTCTGCGGTTTCCGGAAGCGGCACGCAGGGAACAGGGGGCACGGTTGGTCGCACCGGCTACTACTTGAGCGGCACGGCTCTGGCCGCAACCGGTACGTCGCAGATTTCATTCCGCACCAGGATCGAATCACGGGACGCCGTTCGCTACAAGAATGCGACCGTGTCGGTCAGTTGCTTGCTTGCGCAGAACAGCGGCTCGAGCCAGAACGCGGTCATCGTCGTGCGCAAGGCCACCGCGCAGGACAACTTTGCCGGCGTGACCGTGATCAGCACCTCCGGGTCGATTGTGGTCCCTACAGGGCTTGTGACAGGAACACAGGGAGTCTCTGCTGGAATTTCTATGGGCGATTGCTCCAACGGGATCGAGATCGAGATTCAGCTTCCGATAGGGAACAATCCTGCCGCCCTGTCCGCGTACTGCACCGAGGTCGTCCTTGCCGAAGGGGTATCGACCCCGGCGTTCCCGTACCTTCAATTCGAGGACGAACTGGCCCGCTGCAAGCGGTACTACCAGAAGACCTTCCCGTATTCGACGACGCCTGCCCAGAATGGTGGGGTGGCCGGGTCTCTGGTGTTCATCGCTGCAAGCGCGGGGGCGACCACCAACCGGTTCGCGCAGGAATACGAGATTCCGCTTCGTGTCGGCTCAAACCCGACTCCGACCACATACAACCCGTCTGCAGCGAACGCACAGGCTAGAGACCTGACCGCCGCGGCTGACACTTCCGCCATGACCCTGACCACGACGAGCGAGCGCGGCATCCAGGTGGCGCAGGTCACGGGGAATGCGGGGACGACCGTGGGCGGGGCGATTGCTTTTCATTACACCGTGGATGCCGACCTGTGAACAAGATAGTGGAGGAGGACCTTGTCCCCGATAGGCGTTCTCTGGATGCAGAATTTCGTGGTCACATTCAGGAGCATCTTGACCGACTAGACAGGGAAATGATGGAGATAAGGGCGCAGCAGACGACCATCGCACAACAACTCGCAGCGAACACAGCAGCCGTGACACAACTGACCGACCTTCTCAATGCCAGCAGGCTTGGCACCAGCGTGATCAAGTACCTGATCACTATCGGGACCGGTCTGATCGTGGCCTATGCTGCATACAAGGGGATAAAGAATTGATCACGCTGCGCGAGCTCGGTTTGCTCTGTCACAACCCGGACGACTGGCTCCTGCCGCTCAACAACGCGATGAGCCTGTACGAGATCGACACCGAGGAGAGGATTGCGTACTTCCTCGCGCAGATTGCGCACGAATCGAACAGTTTCCTGACTCTCGAGGAGAATCTGAATTACTCGGAGAAGGGTTTGCGGGAGACCTTCCCGACTCATTTCACAGGGGACGAATTTGCCACTTATTCGCACCAACCTGAGAGAATTGCCAACCGTGTCTACGCGAACCGTATGGGAAATGGCGACGAATCGAGTGGTGATGGCTGGGAGTTTCGAGGGAGAGGACCGATTCAGGTTACCGGACGGAATCTGTATCGCCGGATCGGTGGCGGGATCGGAGTCAACATCGAGGCTGACCCCGACCTTGTGCTGGACCCAACCTATGGCGCCCTCGCGTCCTGTTACATATGGCAAGCGATGGGTTGCAATGAATTGGCCGACGCAGGGGATTTCCGGGGAGTGACTCGGAAAATCAATGGTGGGCTAAATGGAGAAGCAGACCGTGAAGCCATGCTGGCGGTAGCAAGGTCTGCGTTCATAAATGCGTGATCTATACATCATCCTGGTAGAGCCTATCCTCAACCTGTGCGGGTGCAAGCATCCTGCACGACATCTTCACCAACGTATTCGGAGACATCACATGGCATCAGTTCAAATCGCTGGAACGAACACTTCCCACATTGCACCGGATGGCGACGGCGTCGTCACGGGCGTTTCCTACGTCGCATCGGGCGGCTACACGGCTGCACCGGCCGCGGATGGAATGTCCTGCGTCTACACCGCAGTCACCCTGGGTACGGGCTTTACCTCGACGGTCACGGCGACCAACTCGGCCGGCGTTGTTCTGACGGACACGAAGCCTCTGGATGATGTCGTCGCTGCAGCCGCGACCAACCTCAACCAGACCATCACGAATCCGTGAAGGTGCGCTCCACTTGGCTGCGCGAGGCAATCAGCGATGTGGACGGCATGGCAGACGCCGCCTATATCGTTGTGCTTTGGGTCGCCATTGGAGTGCTGTGTTCGATCGCCTTTATCTGCATCATGAGCGCCATCAGCTATTTCCGGTGCTACACGATCGCCGACGTAGGTCAGGGGATCAGGGCGCAGGTTCCATGCGTCTACGACCCCTGGCCGACGGGCTCCGCGATCGGTGCAGTTTGTACCGCTTTTGCTGCGCTGCTTGGCGCATTGGCGGGTTACATGGCCGCAACAAGACGGCCTCCGAGGGACATCGGAAGACCGGACAAGACGGTGGCAACTGCTACCGTCACAACCACTAAGGAGTCCCCATGAATATCATGCAACTGATCATCGAACTGATTTTTCTCGGCTTGATCGCTGGAGTGCTGTGGTGGGGTTGGACCAAGATCGGCCCGCGTGTTCCGGAGCCGTTCAATACCATCATCGTGGTGCTTGGCGTCCTGCTGATCGTCGTCGTCCTGGTCAACTTCTTGCTTGGGCTCGGCGGGGTCACTATGAATGGTCCGCTGTTTCGACTGAGGTAATCATGGGAATGCTGGACAGCATCATGCAGATGTTCAAGGGTGGGCAGCAGACGCCCCAGGCGCAGCAGCAGCCGCAGATGCGTGCGAACAAGGGTGCGACCACCAAGGCCCTGTCGACACGGGACGCCTATATGCAGTACCAGATGGAGATGCAGTCTGCCGGCATCGAGGCGCTCCCGTATGAGGCGTGGATCCAGCAGCAAGCCGAGATGGCAAAACAGCAGAAGCAATGAATGTTCGGGTTCAGCGCAGCGAAGTTGATCGTGTACGGGGTCATCGCGGTGGCGGTGATGATCCTGCTCGGTCTGATCTACACGGCCATCGGCAACCACTTCACGGCGCCGCTCAAGTTGGAACTGAAGGCGGCACAGCAAGCAACGGAGACAGCAGTTGGTGCTAACCAAGGACTTCAGAGGGATCTGGCTACGCTCAAAGAGCAACTATCTGCGCAGAACGATGCAACTGATCAGATTAAAGGCGAATCTGACCGGCGAGTCGCAGCTTCGGAGGCGGCTCTCCAGGCTGCGCAGAAAAGAATACAGGCCATGGCAGAAACAAGATCCTCTCTGATTGCGATTGCGAATAGCAAGGGAACGGAAAATGGATGCCCTGCGGTGGACAAGCTTCTTACTGATCTTGCTAACGACAGGGTGCGCTACGGATCAGGCACTAGTCAGCCAAGCACCGATCTCGGTGGTAAAAGTGCCGGTGGCAGTTCCCTGCGTATCCGTTGACCAGATACCCAAGGTTCCGTCCACGTACATGAAGCCCGCCGACGGCACGTTGCAGAAGGCAGCACAGGCAGCACTCGATCTCCATGAGTTCGAGGATTATGCAGCACAGGCGGATGCCCTCCTCCGAGGGTGCGCCAAACCGAAGGAGAGAACGTGACTGAAGATTTGATCATAGGATTGCTGTTCATCATCGTGGTACTGCTCATCGTTGGAGTCATCAAGTTGCACCAGATGTCCGCGCTCTTCGCGCTTGCGAAGACCGGGGCCACAACGATTGTCTCGGATATCGAGGCCGTCATCGCCAAGCACAAAGGAGCCTGACATGGCAAAGATCAACATCGCAGTCGATACGTCGGTTACCTACGAACGCTTCATCACGGGGCAGGGTGGCATTGCGCCGATCGACCAGAAGGACACCGTCGTCGTCCTGACGTTCAAGATGCCGGATTCCAACGTGGTCAAGCTGCAGTTCGGGGAATACCACGATTCGGGATACCCGCGGTGGATCGTCACCACAGGTCCGAAGAACCCGTTCCCGGTCACCGGTCAGCAGACCGGGACGCTGAACTTCACCCGCGGTGCGCCCAGTCCCGGCACGAACGAGATGGAAACTCCGGTCGGGACGCCGGTCGTCGTCACGGTGTACCAGTACGACCCCGCTCTGCCGCCGCCGGCACCCAAAGAGCCCAAGGGTCGCAACATGGTGTTCGACTGGTCCAAGCAATAGAGGCATAGATGGCAAGTTCAGGGCAAGCATCCTTCACCCTCAACCGCGACCAGTTGATCGCGGCGTCCATGCGGACCCTCCGGGTTCTGCAGGATGGACAGACTCCGTCCGTGAACCAGATCACCAACGGATCGGAAGCCCTGAACACGCTCATCACCAACTGGCAGTCGAATGGTCTGCAGTTGTGGACGTACCAATGGCTCGAGATTCCCTGTCAGGTCAACAAGTACGTCTACACCATCGGGCCGTCCGCGGCTGATGTGACCAACGTCCGTCCCCTGAAGCTGATGGAGGACGGGTGCTTCATCCGGAACACGGTCGGCGGCATCCAGATGGACACGCCGCTGATCGTGCTTTCCCGGACGGACTACGCCAACTTCGGCAACAAGCAGTCCCAGGGTACGACCAACTCGATCTACTACCAGCCGGGGATCGACTCCGGTTTGGTGACCTCGCCTTCGGTCGGGTACGGGACGCTCTACCTGTACTGCAACCCGACCGATACGACGCATACGATCATCGGCAATTTCCAGCGGCCGATCTACGTGATGAACAACTCGACGGACGAGTTCGACTTCCCCGCGGAGTGGTTCCTTGCATTGCGCTACGGACTCGCGGAGATCCTTGCCGACGAGTACGAAGTCCCTGACGGGCGCCTGTTACGGGTGCGCGAACAGGCAGAGAAACATCACCAGAAAGTGCAGGATTGGAGCGTCGAGGAATCGAAGTTCCGTTTCCAGCCGGATTTCAGAATGGGATCAAGATGGCCCTCCAGATGAAATTCCTCCTCGTCATCGCACTATCGATATTCAGCACGGTTGGTTGGGCGCAGAACTACGAGAAGAATCACGGCATCAAGAAGTCGACGCCGATCTCGATCTCGATCACCCGTCCGACTGCGAAACTGTCGATCCCGCCGTTCACGCTGATCGTCCATCATGTGGATCATCGCAACGCGAGCAGCTTCACTTGGCACGGCAAGGTCAAGGATTACCCGAACGGCCATGCGATCCTCACCAGCGTCAACGGAGTGATCTCCGGGTACATCTACCTCGGCAACAAGGGGAACGAACCTGCCTACGAGATCAGGACCGCTGCGGACGGCAAGCAGACCCTGGTGGAACTGGATCCGAAGGGGTTCCCGGATGCGAAGCAGGACACGCTCGACCATGTTGCTCCGGCGCGTCCTCCGGCCGACGTACAGGGCGATACCGGGGCAGTTATCGATGTGATGGTGGTGTACACGAACCAGACCGCTCTTGCGGCCGGGACCGCGATCGGCTCGCAGATACAGAATGCCATCGATGTCAGCAATCAGGTGTATCTGAATAGCGGCCTTCCGTTTCGCATCAACCTTGTCTGGTCACAGCAGGTTGCGCACGACGAGCTCGGTGACCAGACGGCAGACGTTAATTGGCTTGCATCCGATCCTACGGTTGCATCGATGCGCAACACGCACTACGCCGACCTCGTTGCCATGTACGTCGAGGAGTCGGGCGGGTACTGCGGCATGAGTTACGGCATTGGTCCTGATGCGAACATCGCGTGGTCAGTCATCAACCGCGGCTGCGCGGTGGGCAACCTGTCGTTCCCGCACGAACTCGGTCACCTGATGGGTGCGCGGCACGATATGTACGTGGATTCGACCCCAGGGTTCAACCACGGCTGGGTTGATTGCTCCGGATGGCGCACGGTCATGGCCTATCCGACCCAATGCGGCGGGACGCGGCTGCAGTATTTCTCCACGCCGCTCCTGTCCTATGGGAATCCGTTGAATCCGATGGGGAACACGACCTCGGCCGACAACGTGCGGGCGTTGACCCAGAACGCCTATGCGATTGCCAACTTCAGAAGTGCGACGGCCCCGCCGCCGCCTCCTGTGTCATGCACGCTGTCAGCGCCGGCCAATCCTGTTATCGGGACGACCATCACGATCTCTGCATCCTGTGCCGGTAGTCCGACGACCTATGTCTGGACCAACTGCTCGAGTACGACCAGTTCGTGCAGGGCGACGGCTTCGGTGGTAGGCCCTGTGGTGTATGCGATGACAGCGAGCAACGGAACGACCAGCAGTACGGCACAGGTCACAGTCAATTGGGTAGCGTCGAAACCATGTACGCCTCGCGGCAATAGCGGAAAGTGCAAATGAAAAAGATCATCGCAGTCTTTTCCCTGTTCTTCTGCATCTCTGCCGTTGGGCAGGTGGTGTCGCAGCCTGACGGGGTGTACGAAGGGAGCGCAGGGGCAAGGTGGGTTACCACTACCACGCAGCAATTCTTCCAGAACTATGGGGCAGTCGATGCCCAGGGCAATTACGCCTACCTCCAGTACACGCTGGTCGGGTCTAGCTATGCGGCATCGACTTCCTTCAGGGCGGCGCGAATCATCATCGTGAGTGGACAGGGCTTCGTTCAGTTCGGTGACGGACATTGCGCGACGATCAACGTCACAGGGCTGCAGACGGTGGTGACCTGTCCGACGGTAGGACCGCCCCCGCCGCCGCCACCCCCGCCGCCGCCGCCACCTCCTCCTCCCCCGCCGCCACCTCCTCCTTCGGGGACGCCGCCCGCGCCGGTCATCACGACGACGGTGTACGTGGTCCCGCTGCGCTATCAGATGTATGACGGCGCGAGCCAGCCTTCGATTGATGGATACAACCAGACGTTGCCGAAGGTGACGACTGCTGCTCTGCAACCGATCATGGATCGCGTGGCGGCGTGGTATCTGACGACCACGTTCGGTGTTCGTAAGCTGAACATCACCGTGCTTCCCGCGGTGGAGCTCGGCAAGGCTACTAGTTGCGGTTGGCAAAATATGTATTCCGATGCCTATGCCGCAATCGGTGGCAGGAAACCTGTTCCGGACGTTGTCGTCGGGGTGACTCCGTATACCTGCTGGTCGTCCCAGGCATCAACTGGTGGTGAATTCGTTGCGGTATGGGGAACGGTTCCGGACGGCGCGGGCTTGTACGCCCATGAGATCGGCCATGCGCTCTGGATGCTGCACAACGCATCGAAGTACAACGGCAACTATGTCGAGTATGGGAGTGACGTTGACCAGATGGGGCGCGGTTCGGACTTCTTCACGCTGACCGGATTCGCCTCTCCTCATCTTGTGGCTCTTGGTGCGCTGACGCCGAAGCCGTGTGCGAGTGCCACCCTGCGCACCATCACGGCCTATCCGGACGCAATTCAATGCGGGCAATGGATGGTCGACTTCCAGGGTGACTGGCGCAACGAGATCCGGGTCCACAAGCAGGAAACGTTCGGCAGCAACTATGGCGGCAGCGACACGACTGACTACGCCCGTCTTCCGACAGGTCAAAGCTACACGACGACGGATGGGACCAACAAGACGTTCACCAACAACGGTAATGGAAGCGTGACGGTAAAGTGATCGTCGAATGACCGCCTATTACGTCGACTCGACCGCTGGAACGAACACTTCCCCATTCGACACATGGGCGAAGGCGGCAACATCACTTGATGGTCTTTCCACATCAGGGCTTCTTGCTTCTGGTGACAACATTTACGTTTCAACCGTGCACGCTGAAACCGATTCGCTCACGGTTACGTGGTTCAGCGTACCGCTACGGGTAATCTGTGCTGACAAAACAAGCGGAGCCCCGCCGTCGACTATTGGAACCGGTGCAACGGCAACCTTTGGTTCAGGAACTGGCTTGACAATCAGTTCTGTCGCCATCTACGTCTATGGTGTGACGTTCATCTCATCAAGAACGTCAGCAGCGGGACTGACTTGCGGCTCTGGGAGCCTGATGGAGAGTTGTTCATTCCAGTTGAGCGGTACTGGGACGGCGACCATAACACCGAACACCTCCACATGGCAGAATTGCACCGTAAAGTTTGCAGCGACTGGGCAATTTATTTCTGGCAACCAGTTATGGCGATGGACTGGCGGCAGCATCTTGGCGGGCGGAACGACTCCGACCGATTTGCTCGGCACAACGGCGATCGGCGGCACGATTGAGGATGTTGATTTGTCGAATGCATCATCGACGATGAACATAAGCAGCGCGACGGTAACGGGGATGCGCTTGACGATGCGCAACTGCAAGATGCCGACATCGTGGACTGGAAACCTCACCGGCACATCCGGTGTTACCGGCAGTCCGAACATCGTGCAGTTGATGGCCTGTGACTCGTCCGGGACGAACTACATCCTGCACCGTGAAACGCAATGGGGAAACATTACCAACGAGACAACGTTTGTTCGTACTGGCGGGGCAACAGACGGAACTACCGCAATCTCATGGAAGATGGTATCGGTTGCCAGTACGGTATTCCCTAGCGGAGCCTTGCAGACCGGAGAATTCGTCATTTGGAACGACACGACCGGGGCATCGAAAACGGTTACGGTCGAATTCCTGCATGACAATGCGACGGGCCTCAAGGACAACGAAATATGGCTGGAACTCAGCTACTACGGAGCCAGCGGGAACCCTCTTGGCACCTATATAGATTCTGCTCCTAATGCTCTCGCAGCCGGATCTACCCTGTCGTCCTCGAGTGCTACCTGGGCTACGGGAGGAATGGCGAATCCGAACAAGCAAAAGATGTCGCTCACCTTCACGCCTCAACTCAAGGGATTCTTCATTGCGAGCGTCAAGCTGGGGAAGGCAAGCTACACGGCATACGTTGATCCGATCATGACGGTGACCTAATGGATGCTCCAACTCTTTATCAAATACCGGGAGGAATTGCCTATCAGCCGATACCGCCTCCGAATTCGACCGGTACACAAATACCCGGAGCGCAGTATGTAGATCAGGCTCCGGATGTACTGATGGCTCAATCATGCTTGTGAGGAAACCATGATCATCCAATCGGACAAAGAACCAAGAGGACTCGGCTATCTCGAGATCGATCACCGTGCGACGGCGGATCAGTTGCCGCCGGGAACGATGCGTCATTTCGAGGCCGACACGTATACCTGCTCGCATTGCCAGTATGTGGTGGTGCTGAACCCGCAGAGGACGCGGGAGCGTTACAAGTGCAAGGGATGCAATCATCACATCTGCGACAAGTGCGCAGCAGAGATGGTTGCGGGTGCTTCCTGCAGGACGTTTGCGCAATTCGTGGAAGAAGAACTGGAGAAGGTTGAGCGGCAAGCCACCTCCGGATTAATCCTGCCGTGAAATAGGAGAAATAAATGGCACGTTACTCGGCAACTTGGACTACGGTCACGGCTGCGGCTCTGGCCGACACAGTTGCCGCCACCAATGCGACCTATCCCGGTTCGCTGCGTGGCGGTGGCGCATCTGTTCTGGGCAAGATCAACGAAGTCGAAATCGGTGGCGAAGACACGGCATCGACCCCGACGACGTTCATCCTCGCTCGCTCCTCGACGCTGTCGGTGGGCGCCCTGTCGGTCGGCAACAACGCCCTCATGGACGTTCAGTCGACGGCCCCCGGCACGATCTTCAACTGGGGCAACACCGCAGCGACTTCGGGTGCGCAGCGGGCGGCAACGCTCTACCTGCTGTCCCTGTCCTGCAACACCTTCGGCGGCATCAGCCGGTGGCAAGCCCGTTACGGTGAGGAAATCACCGTGTTCGGCACCGCGGCGAATGCGGGCGAGGTTCTGCTCTCGTCCAAGACGGGTACGGGGAAGAGCTCGGGCCACATCATTTACGAAGTGGTGTAATTGATCGTGGTCTGTCTCCGGAGGACTGATGGCTAACGTCTTCCGGGGACCTCTTTTTGTAACGAAGCGGGAACAGCCCCCTGTTCTCGCTGTTTCTGCATGGGTCGGTCAGGCACTTCTCCTGACCACCCTTGCCGTTGTAGCAGGGATGCCGCCGGGAGAGGCGCAATGTGCATCTGCGCCCTCCCTGCTGCGCATCAACGCAGATACCAGTCAGAGCCTTCCCACAGTTCTGCGGCGTGAGGTAACGCTCCCGATCGGGAAGACGCCGCTCTGGGATCCGCTGCAATTACCTCGGCTCTTCTCGGAGACTTCACGCAGCACTCCGAAGAACCTCATTCCTGAACTGGTCCTTCCGTCCGGGAAGAGGCAGGTAGAAAGTTCTCCGGCGCCCGTTCGCATCCTTCCGGATACCTCGAGCGGTACGTCGCTTTCCCTGAAGGCAGTCGTACCGCCCAAGCCGATCTTCAATCAGCCGCTGTTCGCTCCGGTCAAGTACTGGTTCCAGCCGGATGATACGAGTGCGGGGTCGGCCAAGGTTCTG